CGTTGAGCCAGGCGATGGGCTGATCTCGATGTAGGTCGAGCCAGACCAGCGGTAAATCTTGTTCGTGCCCGTAGCGACGTAGATCTTTCCAGTCTCGCCCGTAGCAGGGAAGTTGCTGGTCGCAGCGTACTCAAGCACGTCATCGACGTAGGACGGCAGGACCGTGGACGGCAGCAGGCCGCTCACGAGCAGCGGCACGTTGGCCGAGAGCCGAGAATCCGAAATCGTGCCGCTTGTGATGTCGGCCGCGCTGTGAACGTGAGCGGACGGCGTGAAGGTCGATGGGACGCCAGTGAGCGATGAGTAAGCCACGCTCGACTGCGTGGCGAGCGAGCCTAGACCGGAAACGTCCGTAGACGCGATCGTGACGGCCCCGGTCCTACCGGCGACGCTCGTCACGTTCGCCGATACCGTGCCGGTGCTCACAGACAGACCAGAGCCGACGATCACGCCGCCCTTCGTCGTGGTGGTGGCATCGGGCAGGCTGTACGCACTCGGGATGCTGGGCTTATTCGTGAGGTCGCTGTAGCTGCCAGTTGTCGCAACGGTCGCCAGCCCTGTGAGATCAGCCGGCGGAAGCGTCAGATTGAGCGTTTGATTCGGCGCGGTGCCTGTGATCGTCGCTGCCGCAAGTGTGCCAGACGTGACCGTGCCGATCGCCAGCGTGTTCGCAGGCCCGGTGTCGCCCTTCGGCCCGCGGTCGCCGACGCTTGTGACCGTGACGTTGGCGGTCCCGCCGTTGGTGATCGTCGGCGTCACGCCGGTCGAGCCCGGCACCGTGACCGTAGTCGTACTGCCGCCCGATACCGTGATCGTGACTTCGTTGCCGCTCGGCATTGCTACCTCACGGATTCTGGGCCTGGACGACGCCGCTGAGAACGGTGCGAGTCACTCCGCCCGGCGAGACCCAGCGGAGGTACCAGCGGCTGGTCCCGGTCGGCGAGATAGCCGATGTCTGCGTCTCCGTCAGGCTGACCTGAACGGTGCTCGATGTCACGCCCGCGACGGTGGCCACGGTCTTCGTAAGCGTCGGCGTGGCAACCAGCGCGTCCGTGGCGGTTGAGCCGAAGCCCGAATAGACGCCAGCCGAGAGCGTGTAGTTCGTGAGATCGACGCCAGTGAACACGGCCGAGAACGTCACCTCGTCGCCGCGGACCAGTTGCAGCGTGAGATCACCGGGGAGCAGGCTGAAGACGGCAGTGGCCATAGGCTCAGGTTACGGGTGTTTTGGGCGGATTCGCAGGGGGTGAGGCTCGGCTACCACTTGCTGGCCGGGCATCTCTGATCGGCCCACGCCAATTTTGAGACGTATCCCATCTGACGCAAAATCGGGCATCCGCACAGCTCGCAGGCATTGTTTTTGAGATGTTCGCACGAAAGGCAAATGTCGTGACGGCGAGCAATTTCTTTTTCGTCGCACATCGGCATACCGGCCGCGAGGTGATCGATTGCCGCTCCGACAAAGTTGCGCACCTTGTCTGTCACGGATAAGTGATTGTTGCCGCACAGTTGTCGATTGTTAAATCGCACCTTGCCGCACCTTACGCATACGTCGTTTCTAAACTGGCACATCATCATTGTGGTGGCGTTATGTGAATGACTCCAGAGGCTGAGGAGGGAGATGAATCATTCCCCAAGATGGTCGAAGTATTGAAGCGACCGTTGCAAGGGTATTGTTTAGTTGCGTCTGTTGTCCAAAATCGCGTTGGAAGAAGTCTCGTCATCGGCGCTACGCAGGTTGCAGCAATCGGGAGCTCATTTGATATGGTGGCCTGAGTCATCACAGATGCAATCGTCACCGACTCCGATGGGTCGCTCAACGTCGCGTACATAGATCGCGCAAAACTTACGTCTGACGTTGCGTAATTTTGATCCCAGAAGCCGAGGGTGGGATATCCAAAAAAGTCGTCGCCTCCACAGGTGGCAGTAGGCGAAGGCTGAACCGTCCAGACCTTTTGCGTATATGGAGGCGTGCTGTTGAAAAGTGGGCTATTGCGAGCCGTCTTGTCAAGCGAAAATCCAGAAGGCAACTGGCCGGCTGTAATGCTGGTGCTTTTGTCGTACAACGTCGCATAAAATCTGGCCCCGAAATAACATTGCGTGGAGCCAATTTTTTGCATAGTGGAACCCGCAAATTTTGGCGCGGCACCATCTGATTGTTGTGGAGCTATTTGCATGACTACGGATACGTCGATGTTGTCATCTAAATACGAAAACCCGACGTTAGAAGTGTTATAAAGTCCTTGATACCTTCTTATGCAGACGTATCCAGTCAGCCTCGTGTCAAGAGCCAGATCGTAGGTTTTGTAGAAGTCGCTCGCCTGATAAAACGTAAAAGGTGACAAATTGGGATTTGGAGGCTCTACTCCTGGCATTGCAACGCCGCCGTAGACCTTATAGGGGCCGGCTGTAAGTGCGATTTGATTTGGCACAGACGAAGTCAGTGAAAGCGAAACCGAGGAAGCGCGCAGTTTTTCAAACAGGTCCGCCCTGCATGGACAGCCGCAGCATGGCAAGCATTCCCCAAGAAACATCTAGCACTCCGCGGCAATCAAAATCCACATTCCGCCGATATTCACGCACGCGACCTTTTTTGGGTTGTCGGTACTGCCAAGCACAGCGGCAAAATGATTGAACGCAGAAAACGTAATTGGTGAACTCGTGTCCGTGCCGTCTGCATTTATAACGGTCACGTCTGCGGAATATCCTTTCGTCCACATTGACGTTACCTTTCCCATTCGTGCTACTGCGTCAATGCGCACAAGCGACCAATAGTCGTTTCTCCAAATGACTAGAGCTCCTACTACCTTGTTTATGTCAGAGGATTTTATTTGCACAACTCCGCTGACTGCGACTCGGCCTATGCTTTGCGCCTTGATTGGCTCAATCGCAACGCACCACGCAGCAGTTTGCGAGTCTGCTGTGCCGGCGGTCAGCACTGGCATTGATTGAAACTGTCTTGTCTTAGTCGCAGCATCGTCGTATGTCGGATCAATTTGAACGCCTTTGATCGCCATTACGCCCCAGCGAGCAACGTCTGACCCAGTGTCATTCTTGGCGTAGACCCAAGCGTAAGGCGCGGAACTGAATTGCGGACCGCCCCCCGTCGCACCCGTGCCAGCCCCGAGCACAACGTCCGCCGCCTGCTGCGCCCGATTCCACGCGCGAGCGGAGATCGCCGTGGCGAGCCGCTGGCCTGGCTCGATACGTCCGTCTGGCCGCGCCATTATGTCGTTCCTATGCCGAGGCCCGAGAAATCAGCGTCTTGGTACACCTTGGAGACGTAGACGGCCTTGGGAGTCTGATAGACGGACGAACTGTCCGCGTCCGTCTGATACCGGACCCAGAGGTAATGCCATCCCTTTTTCTGGATGCCGCTGATGGAGCCGATCGTGATCCCAGTCTGATTCTTGCTCGCTGAGAATTTGAACGACAGCGACCACGGGCCGTTTCCCTTTTGGTCGTCCCATTCCTGCGAGCCGCTGGCACCCATGAACAGCACCTCGCCCGCCTCGAACGACCGGAATGCTGCACTGTTGACCGTGCCTGTCAGTCCTGCGACGGTCTTGATGTAGTTGGACGTAACGTAGGAGTGAGGCACGTCATACGTCTCCGTCCACGTTAGAGCAGGAACGACAACGTCCACGCCTTGCACGGAGTTGTCATCGACGCCGATCGCCCCGCTCATGTTGGTCGCGGTAGACGGATAGCGGTACTCAAAGTCGAGCTTCGATCCGCTGCCGACGCTGTACGCCTGCGTCTTGTGCTGCGTTCCGCCAGACGTGTCGAACGACCGCGACCTCTTGAGCGGATCTGGCTCGGTCGCATCGGCTCCAGTCTTCTCGTACTGGATCTCGACGTGCCACGCATCGTCGCCCAGGTACGAGACGGTGTACGACTCGGCTCGCAGTTGGACGTTGGCACCAGGATACTGCCAGAACATCAGCTGGCCGCTGATGCGTGAGTTGCAGTCGGCGTGGAGCGCGGTGTCGTCGGAGTAGCCGAACACTTTGTAAGACCGCGTCATCGTGGACGAGGCTTTTTTCCCGAGACGATAGATCGTCGCGGAGCGGCTCGCGTTGTCTTCGACCCACGTTGCCATTAGGCGGCCACCGTTGCCATGTTTCCGGGATCAGTGTTCCGAGCAATTTGATTCAGTGCGTCAAGTTGCTTTTGATCGAGCGACGAGCCAAAGCCGATTCCGCCGAGGGCAGCGGCAGAGAACGTGCCGGCGACTTCGGCCTTGCTGGGACCGCCAGCGCCGGCCGCCGCGGCACCCTCGCCAGCCTTTGCCGCCGCGTCCACGGTCGCACCCTCGCCCATGATTCGCTCGGTGGCAGCGTCCAAGGCGTCGCTCAGTTTGTTTTCCTGCTCGGTCGTGAGCCGGCCAGCAGCTGCCAGCGTGTGGAACTCGCCAGCCAGTTCACGCAGCCCTTCAACGCTCTTTACGTTGGCAATGTTCGTGCCGAGATCCTCGGCGTGCTGATTTCGCGCCCGAGTCTCGGCCTGGCCTCCGACGAGGTCGCGAAGTCTTTGCTCGGCCCCCTGCGTGGCGGCGCGACGCTCATCGGCCCTGCGCTGGTTCTCGTCAAAGCGTCCCTGTGCGGTCGCGTCAGCGCCGGCTCGCATGGCATCGACGCGGGCCTGCGATTCCTTCGCGGCTTGTTCGTTTTCCTTTGCCGCCTTGGCAGTGCGGCCCTCGACGCCTGGGCGAGCAAGTTCGCGTTCTCGCGCCCGCGCCGCCATCTTGCTATCTACCTTTTCGTTTTCCTTCTTGAGGTCAAATCCCTTCTTGAAGAAAGACTGAATGTAGTTCCACGATTTCAGGATGCCCGCTTCCAGCGTGTCCCATGAGGCGAGGACGCCGTTGATGATGTTGTCGAACGCACCCATCAACGCCGCGCCGAGCGTGTTCGCGATGCTCGAAAGCCCAGTCCACATTTGCTCCCAGACGACCGCGATCTCAGTCCCGAGGTAGGTGAACGTGTTCTGGAACAACGTCACCCACGGATCGACGTAGCCCATGAGAGCCTCGACGCCGCGGAGCCAGCCGGCGAGCAGGCCAGCCCACAGCACGTCCATCGCACCAGCCAGGTCGCCGGCAGAGACGGCCTCGTAGATGCCGTTGAAGGTCGTGGAGGCTGTAGAGGCGAGATCCGAGAACACAACGGAAGCGTCGGAGACAACTCCATTGAACGTATTGCCAATCGCCGACCCGGCCTGGCCGACGAGTTCGCCAAGCCCCGCAAACGCTCCCTTGATCTGTCCGCTGAAGGAATACGCCAACGCAGCCGCGCCACCGATGGCCGCAGCAAGCAACGCGAACGGAGCGAGCGGAGCCAGCCAGGCGGCTGCTACAGCCGCAGCCGACGCAACGGACCCGGCCACGGCCGAAGCAGCGGCCCCAAGGTAGGTCGCGATACCGGCCACGGCACCGCCAACGAATCCGAGAACGCCGGGCAAACCGCTTGCTATCCACGCCGCGCCAGACTTGACCGCATTCGTGACGCTCGCCGCGGCGGCGGCCACCGTAGACCCGATGTAGGTCGCGATCGCGGCGACGGCACCTGACGCAAACGCGACGGTAGCCGGAAACGCCGTAGCCACCCACGAGACGGCGATCCGTGCGGCGCTTGCCACCGTGGCACCGACCGCCGCACCGATGGACGCGATGTATGCGCCGATCTGAGCGGCCACGCCTGCCGAGAACGTGTAGATCGACTTGAGGCAGTTGCCTACCCATGCTGCGGCGATCTTCGCCGTGGACGTGACCGTTGCTGCCACGGCAGACGCCACGCTGGAAATGTACGAGCCGATCTGAGCGGCCACGCCGGATGCGAATCTGGCGACCTCGCTACCCGCCGCGATGAACGGTGCCGCCAGCGGCGCTGCCAGCCTGGCAATGTCCGACCCGAGAGCGATCGCACCCTTGGAAATGAATCCGAACGCCGGCCCCAAGGCTAGGACCGACGTCCGCAGCGGCGCGACCGCCATCACGGTCTTGGAAAACGCGCTGACGATTGATCCGGCAAAGGTGCCGCCGATGAATCGGGCAATCTTGAACTGACTAGCAAAGACGCCAGCGAGCGATGCGGCATACCTGCCTGCGACTCCCGCGGCCGATGCGAAACCCGAGGCACTCGACGCAGCAAACGACGCCAACTGTGCCGCAGCTGCTCCAGCGAATCGCGTCACCGATACCGTGGCCACAGCCATACTAGAGCCGGTCGCGGCACCGAGACGCACCACGCCAGGCACGGCCGAGAGGAACAAGCCGCCAACATCTGCCGCCACGGACGTAAGGAGCGTCAGCGGCGAGATCGCGAACAAGGCGGCTTTGCCGATTCCAGCAAACGCGAAGGACGTGACTTGCAGTGAAACGCCGAGAGCGGTGAGAGCTCCACCAAGCGCCACAGCGACAACGCCGAACTTAGCAACGGCAGCGACCGTTTCCTTGTTCTTGCTCGCGAAGCCCGCAAGCCCGTTGATCAGGCCGAGGACAGGCTTGACCAAGTCAGTCAGCGATGAGCCTACCGAATCAGAGATCACGATGGCTAATCGCTGCAACGCCGCCAAGACTTGTTTTCCAGCACCTTCTAATCCGCTCATGAGCGTTTTGAATTTCTCGCCCACCGGCAACGCCCCGCTCATGGCGTCGCTCATTTTGTGGAATCCATCAACTCCGGTGCTGGTCAAAATCGCCGCAGCACGAATCGCGTCCTGGCCGAAGATGCGGCGGAAAATATCGTCCTTCGCCGCCTGATCCATATCACCGAGTTTTCCGTTCAGCGTTTCGATGATCTTGATCAGCGGCAGCATCTTTCCGCTGGCGTCGCGGAAACTGTTGGTGGACAAACCGATGCTTGTGAGTGCCTTGACGCTGTCCTCGGCCGGTGCCATCAAACGCAGAAGCATCGTTTTGAGCGACGTGCCGGCGTCGCTGCCCTTGACGCCAGCGTTTGCAAGCACAGCCAGGGCGGCTGAAATGTCGTCAATGCTTTGATTCGCAAGCGCACCGACGGCAGATACCATTGAGAACGACTGAGACAGCAACTCAATCGACGTAGAGGATGCGTCCGCCGCTGAAGAGATTGAGTTAGCCGCCTTGGCTGCATCCACGCCGAAGACATTCATGGCGTCGGACATCACCACGGCCGCCTGGGCAACGTCCATTCCGCCCACGGCCGCGAACTCAATCGCCGCCTTGCCGGCACCGTTGAGCACTTGCTCGACGCTCATGCCAGCTTTGAGCAGTTCAAGGAACGATTGCGTCACTTGCGTCGGCCCTACACCCATGGCCTGCGACATTTGCATGGACGCCGCACGCAATTTGTCGAGCTCGGCGGCCGTCGCTCCTGTGGACGCTTGAATGTTCAAGAGCGTCGATTGATAGGCCGCACCCTGCTGCACAGCAGCTGCGAACGGCGCGAGCGTTCCGACGCCGATTGCGGTCGCACGCGCCCCGGCACCGGCGACGGCCCGGCCCATGCTCCCGAGCGCCTTGTTGACGCGGTTGAGCGCGTTGAAGAACTGACGCGGGTCAGCGCCGATCTCAACAAATACGCCGCCGGCCTTGACTGCTCCCGCGCTCATACGAATTTGGCCCAGTCTTTCCCGAACAGCCGCTCCAGATCTTCTGGCGTTGCTTCCTTCGGCTTAGGCTTACTCCTCTTGGCGAACGGGTTGAATTTCGCTGGGTCGGCCTTCTGAGCGTGCTTGTCGCGGTGAATGTTGGCTTGCTGCGCGAGTATGTTTGCCGTGTGCCACCACTGATGCTCTAGGCGGCTGTCCCGAGCAAGGATGAGTTGTCGGAGGGTCCACTTGCCGGGGTGGACGCCGAGGATTCCTGCGGCTTCCCAGACGATTCGCCAGACTCCGCTATCAGCGTCTCCACGCTCGCAGCTTCGAGCCCCGCCTCCGCTTTCGTCAGCATCTCGCCGGCCACCTCGTCCATCTTGGCTGCGAGCAGGCTGATCATCTTGCGGAGGCGCGGCGGGAAAAAATCGACAAGCTCGGCCTCCAACGCTTTGACGCCAGCATCCAGCGCGTCGCCTCGAAGACCTTCCAGAAACGCCTCCTTGTCGAGTCCCTTCTCTGCGATCTGTTTCGTGAGGATGGCGTAGAGCACTTCGCCGATCTTCGCGTACTGGGTTCGCAAGACTTGAAACGTCTGCGAGATCGACGCGGCGTCTACGAGGTCAAACGGCACCGTCCGCCTGGTGCCGTCCTCGTCCACGGCCTCGACCGTGACGAGGTCTTTCACGCGGAGAGCCGCGGCGACGGTCAATGCCAGCCGCCACGGCCTGCCCTCATCGTCCTTGAATTCCCGCATTACCTCAGACCCTCTTTGGTGAGTTTGCACTCGACGTTGAACGTGGCCACGCCGTCGATGCCGAACGTCTCCGAGATCCCGGTCACGACCGCCGGAAATGACCAGCCGCCCGAGCCGCCGGATACCGTGATCTGCGTGCCGTTGACGAGTTGCGCATCTGTCACGTCCGCCGGATCGTTCATCTCAATAGACGCGGTGAGGTCGTAGCCGACCGAATAGACGGCACTGACGCGCGAGCCGAACTCCTCAACGTCGATCGTCTTCGCCGTCTGGCTGATCGTGACGTTGCGAGCGCTGGCAATGTTGCCGCCGACCGAGATCGAGCAGTTCCGGCCCAGCGTGATCGCCACGGCTCAGGTTCCGCCCTTCGCGGTCACGGTGAACGTGACAGCGCCGTCCACGGCGATGTTCTCGGTGACGCTCATCACGGTGGCCGTCGAGCCGGTCGTGCTCGACGTGAGAGCCGAGACCACGCCGGTCGGGTCGTGGCACTCGATTTCCCACGTCGTCATCTTGAAACCAGGCTTGAAGACTTTGTAGCCGCTGGACGTGTTGCCGCGGTTGGAAACGTCGATCGTCTCCTGCTCGACGGTCTTCGTGACGTTGATGATGTTGTTGCCATACGGAGCGCTGAGCGTGCCGCTGCGGCCGAGAGTGACTGCCATGAATGTGGGCTCCTCTGATCAGCTGGTGGTGCGGGTGGCGGAAACGGTGTAGGTCACGATGCCGTCGATCGGCTCGGACTGGGCGATGCTGGTCACGACGTAGGAGGCGTTTCCGGTCTGCGTGCCGGTGATCGTGATGGTGTCGCCGACCGCACAGCCGGGAGCGTCAACGCACTCAAAATCGATCTTCTGTTCGACCAGACCCTTGGCGAACGTGCGAGCCGTCGCCCCGAGCGTCGTGGTGTCGATTTCGGTGGCAGAACTGCTGACGGTCGCGCTGCGGGCGTTGCTGATCCCGGTCAGCGTCACGTCCTTGCCGAGCGTGATGGTGTAGGTCGGGCTTGGCATGAATTCCTCCTGGTTGTGCGATGTCGCCGGTGCGGGCGATACGCTCAAACTAGGCCCGAAAGTGGCAGGCCCGTAGGGGGTCTGCTAGCCGGCGCGACGCAGCATATTGCGGAACTTCTCGTTCGCCTTGGCCGCCGCCTTTTGAACGCCGGCCGCGCCCTGCATGAACGGTCGGGCCGGGTATCTGGCCACCTTGGTAATGGTTGTCCGATCCCAGTTGCGGGAGAATCTCGGGCGCTTGTTGGCCCACAGGATTGATCCGTAATCAAATTGGTTCCGCTGCGGCCCGAGGCTGACGCCCTTCGTGAACCGTCCTTTCGCGTCACGACCGGCCCCGCTGCGGCCAGCGGATCGCCTGAGGTACGCATTTCGAGCCGCGCCGACTCCGATTCGCCAAGCGGTGAGCGTCTGCGTCCCTCCGAACTCATGCAGCTGGTTTAGCCACTGAGCTTTTTCCGGCCCGATCACAGCCGTAGGGCCGAACGTGCCGCGGCTGGCGTAATACCTAATGTCGTTGTACAGGAACCGCTTCGGAGCCCACGACTTGACCGGCTTGCCAGGCGGACGAGGCTTGCCGCTGGAAAGCATCGTGAGGTCGCGGTAGAGCCCGCCGTGGAACTCAATTACCTCGCCAGCCTTTACGGCTCGACGCCCGGCTTTCGTGACTTTTGGCGGCCCGTTGCCGATGCCTTTCTTCGCGGCTTGCTGAACGTCTCGGCCGGCGAGAGACAGCGACCGTCGCGTCATATCGTCAATCGAGCGTCGGATCTTCGCGGTGTCGAAGAAATTGCCACGGACCTGCACCTGAAGACGCAGGCGAGCTTGGAAGGATGCGGATCGCTCGCGACGGTTGCCTCCGATCTGTCCCGGCCGAATGTGGGCGCGGCTGGCTCGCCCGCCGCCGGCTGCAAACGACGCGATCGACTGAGTGATCAGCGCCATGGCGACCTCCTCAGTAGTCGCTTTCGAGCACGCGATACGTCGCCGTAATCACCGCCCGCCAGACGTTCCGCTCGTTCAAGGCATCGTCAGGGTTGATCTCGACCGTTACGGTCTGCGGGCTCG